AAAGACGCAGTAGCCATTGCGATCAACGAAGCGGTGAAGAATGACGGGGATATGTTTTCCGCCGCCATTGCCGCTGTGCTGGATCACTACGCACCGCTTGTTGGAGGGTACAACCGGGGGGGCGCTGATGCAGGGGGATTTTTGAGTGAAGAATCGGCCCGCTACGAGGCCAACCGATGACCGGCACAACCGATGGCACTGGTGGGGGTAGCGCATGACCCACGAACAGATGGAGCGAGACGCACGCAAAGTGATCTTTGCACAAGGGATGGCCAGTGCCAGGGGTGTTGGAAATCCAGCGATTGAACGGGCCATTCCACAAGCCCGCAACGTACTGTCTCTCTTAGAGGAATTGGAGCGGATACGGGACGCAGCAACGAGATCCGTAACCATTGCCGGTCATGCACGGCGCGCAATCAGTAGCGGGCAAATCCACGACAAAGAAGTCGGCAGGAAGGTTGAGCTAATTGAAACCACGTTGTTCGCGGCCCTTGAGGGGTCCAGCCAATGACCATGACTGACCCGACCGGCACACCCGAAGAGCGCGATTTGGCGTTCTGCGTGCGGGCGGCAAAACTCCGGTGCAAGATTCGCAACGGGCACCTGTGTTGGGGGCCGGTCTGTAACTGCTTCGACAAGATGACGATGGAGTGTTGGGACATTGCGGCCAAAAATCACGTTCTGTCGTCGCTGCCTGACTATGACCCGATCATTACCGTAAATGGATGGTAGGAGGACAACCGATGACCGGCACAACCGATGAACTGGTGGAGAGCGTTCAAGATGGGGGCCTATCTGAGTTCCAGAGTAATCATGTCTGTTATTTTAACAATCGCATTGGTTACGATGAGGATTCCGATGAGATTATCGCGCAGTGCGGGAAGTGCGGGAAGGAAGGCAGAATCAAGTATTTAGCAAAAGATCGAGTTTGTTGGTCAGCTTACCCAGATAGCGGAGGGCATCGTAAGGAGGTGCCGGTTCGCGGGGATTTCTTGAACCAAGAGACCGTAGACGATGGGGACGATGGCCCTTACACAATGGATGAAGCCGATGAGTGAACTTGCCACCCTGAAAAAAATTCAACGGGCAGTGTGCCGCTACTATGACATCTCATTACCTGTAATGTTGGGAGATCAACGGTCTCGCAACGTAGCGTGGCCTCGTCAATTGGCAATTTGGATGTCGTCAAAGTTAACCAAGTCTTCAATCTCTTCAATTGCCCAGCACTTTAATCGGGATCATACGACCGCCTTGCATGCCAAAAGAGCGGTTAACGAACGCATGAAGGACGTTAATTCTGAAACATTTAGGGATGCTCAAGTCTTGTTGGGCGAATTTGCCAGCTTTCATTCTTACGGATCGTTGAGACTTGTACCTCTTCCGAAAAAAAGCGTTAAAAAGGAGGAGGTCCGCAAGAGAACAGGAAAAAGGAGGCCCGTAGGGCCACTGCATCCGAGGACGGCGAAGACCACTAGAAGGTGCCTTAGCTGCTCTGGTTTATTTGAGTCTGAGGGCATACACAACAGGCTGTGTGCATCCTGTAAACACGGGATCAACAACTCAGCGTTTATTTAATTCAGGATGAGCGAAAAGCATTGATACCGAGCGAGCCAGAGTGTGTGAAAAGCAATGCGTTGGAGCGAGCCACAATAATGGAAAAGCACAAGTCTCGAGCGAGCCAAAAATGAAGAAAAGCACTCAGTCGGAGCGAGCCAGATATGAGGATCAGCAGGGCCTGTGAGCGAGCCACGTAAAGAGAAGCGCATATTACGAGAGCGAGCCACTTAGAAGGAAAAGCATGGTGCGAGATCGAGCCAAGAAGAGCGAAAAGCATGCATTCTGAACGAGCCATGACGGCGGAAAAGCAAAAGAACCGAGCGAGTCAAGCCGTCTGAAAAGCATGGTTCATGAGCGAGCCAGAAGACGGGAAAAGCATTGAGTTAGAGTAAGTCAGATCGGTAGAAAAGCATCTTGAGAGAGCGAGCCATCAGTCGTGAAAAGCACAGAACCGGAACGAGCCATCAGTCGTAAAAAGCAGAGAACCGGAACGAGCCATACGAGGTGAAAAGCAACAAATCCGAGCGAGTCAGAATATTGAGAAACCCATATCCAGTTACTCTTAGCGAGATTGTCCAAGAGTACGAGCGAGACTTAGAGGCCCGTCGCAGACTTTACCCAGAGCTAGTGAAATCTGGTAAACTGAGGCAGGGGGACGCAGACCGAAGGATCGAGATCTTGGAGTACGGTCTTGCCCGAGAGAAAGCCAATTTGACGGCAATTAGGGCAAGCGATAACCGGCATTTGGAAAACTCAAGGAAGAAAGGAAAGTAAACATGACTGACTTATTTGATTATGAGGAAAGTCTAAGGCTCAAGTACGAGGGCATGGATCGGGCCGAGGCCAAGGCGGCAACTCCTCTTGAGGAGGCACGGGAAATAGCGAGGCGGATTGCCCTGAAGACCCCTGACCGGTGTGTATCTGCTGATGACGTTGGACGGGAGCTAAAGCGATTGGGATTACCGTCTAGCTTGGGGCCAGCCACTGGGAGTCTCTTCCGAGGTAAGGAGTGGGAGTTTACCGGGAGGCGGATTAAGTCGAGGCGGACCAGTAACCATGCTAGGGAAATAAAAGTGTGGCGGCTTAACAATTAGGACTAAATCCTTAACAATTTGGCTTGAATTGATATACTACGGGACATCTGCTGAGTTAACTTCATCGATACTGAAGCAGCAGAACCCAGCGCCTAATAAAACCCCATGTTGACGAATGTTAATGGATGGGGAGCGCCAGACATCCTGTAGACATCTTTAAGACCTGAAGCGCCAAAAAGCGGCGGCTACCCTAAGCAATCCCCCGTGTGCCCAACCCCGCCCTAGCAACCCCAAACACAACTAAACACCCATAAGAGAGATAGAGAGAGACCAGTCGTATCAATAGGCCCGGAATAGCGAAATCCCCCTCTTTCTCCCTTTCTCCCCCCAAACATGTTTCACGTGAAACAATAGACACCCTTGCTGACCTAGTCGGGTCGGGAATGGCGGGTTACTGCGGTTGTCGGGGTGGTCGGGTCTACACTTTTGCCCCCCTGGTGGGACGTGTCGGGGTCGGGGTCGGGTTTTTCAGTCGGGGTCGGGTTGTCGGGGTCGGGTTCTTGAGACAACCTTTGGTTGAACAACTGGGCGGGAATGGCCTCTGGGCCGGGGTATATACCCACCTATGGTTGTATTCGTCCAAATCGACGCGATAATTAGGGCAAAAATAGTTGTTGTTAGTGCATTGCCCGCATGGGATGATCGGGCGTCGTAAATCCTAGGAGGGATTATCAATGGACGTTCACGTATCAACTATGACTGGCAAGCTAGAAGGCTTTCGGGCGATCAATAGCAACACGCGAAGCAATCCGTTTTGCCTCAAGATGTACGAGAACGCGACGGACAATGTTATCTGTCGCAAGTGCTATTCCCATGAAATGCTAAAGGCCTACCGGGCAAACACGGTCCCCGCATTGCAGCGTAACAGCGACGCGCTGTCGCAAGCGTGGGATCCCGGCGATCCAGTGCGCCTTACTGGCAAAGGCCGCAAAACATTCCAGCCTGGCGAATATGTGCGGATTTCCGGGCATGGCGAGATCGTGAATTCGGCCTATGTCGCCAATGTCATGCGGATCGTCCGCGAGAACCCGCAAGCGCGTTTTTCTTGGTGGACTAAACGCCACCAGCTAATTCGCCAGTATTGCGAAGCGAACGGGAAACCAGAGAATCTCATTCTCGTTTATTCTAATCCGATAGTGGATAAGATAATGACTAAACCGCCCGCGTGGTTTGATAAGGCATTTAATAACATTTCGAAACCGCACGAGGACGAAAACTGTACGGGTCAAAAATGCCGCGATTGCATGGCTTGCTATGATCCTAAGAGTTCAACCGATGTTATTATTGAAAGGGTGAAATAATGGGATATAAGCCGATGTTTTTATTTAAGGGTGGGGAGCGTAAGGGTAACGCTCAAGTTTTTTCGACAGAAGAAGAAGCGCGTGAAAGTGCGCTTGCCCGGTTTATGGTTTGGACAATGCCAGAGGGTATTGACGTTGAGCCAACGGACGATCCGGTAAACTTTCGCCGCATTGACGGGCGCGATGAGTACCTAGAATAGTCGGGAGCAAATAGTCGGGAGTCGGGGCCCCGCTTAGTCGGGGCCTTTTTTTGTCTTGGTAATAGTCGGGGTCGGGTCGGGGTCGGGTCGGGGTCGGAATAGGGTATTTGGCCGGGCGGGCCGGGCAGGGCGGACGGGCAGGGCGGACGGGAATCGTCCCCGCTGGAACAAAAGGTGAACATCCCCGTGTTATTTTCTGGGGAATATATGTTGTTTCTCGTGCAGGGAAATATATACTGGCTTTGGGCAATTTCGCCCGCACATGAAGGGATATCCAAATGAATAACATCGTGAACCTGTCGCCTTGGTCCGCCCGCGCTACTGAGGTCACCGCTGATCCGGTTTTGGCCCGGTTCCTCGCACCGGTCGAACGTCGCCAATTGTTTGACGCCGCTGGCAACGAGGCGGCCCATGTTGGCCTGTATGATGACGCCAAGTGCGTCGGCGTGGTTTCGCCTACCTATCACGTTCTGCAAAACGCCACCGCGCATGATGTCGTGACGGACGCAATACGGGGATCCGGCTATCACGGTCAGTTAGACGTTAAGCCGGTACAGGGCGGTCGCTTTGGCGGTCGCTGGGGCACTCGCTACATTCTTGCGGACCATGGATTCGCAATTCAGCAGCCGGGGAAATACCTCGCAACCCGCGTCGATCTCGAGCTATTCTTGCGGACCTCTTACGACGGCAGCACCGGCACCAGCATCGGCGTTTCGATGTTTGACCGCTTTTGCGATAACGGCATGGTGTTTCACTCTCAGGTGCAAGCTTTCCGCGCCAAGCACACCCGCTATGCTGAAGACAACCTGTTCCGCGTCACGCCCCAGCAAGTCGAGGTTGCGCTTGCCGAGGCTCAAGAGCAAGCCGAGATCATCAGGCGATGGGCGGAAACACGGATCACCGCAACGCAAGCCCGCGAATTGCTCAAAGGCCTCAAGGTCAAAGAGCATAAGGTCGAGGACAAACGGCCCGTGTCCGAGCGCACACCGCGAAACGAGTTAGAATTGCTCATGGCCGGGTTCGAGCAAGAAAGCGAAGACCGGGGTCAAACCTTGTGGGCGTTGGTTTCCGCTGTAACGGCATGGTCCACGCCACGCGATAACGTCGCGGATATGCCCACCGTCCGCCGGGGCCGGTCGCAGGATAGTCTTTCGCTCGCCGAAGGCCGTCAGGATAGGACGGCGGATTGGGTACTGGTACTGCAAAAGATGGCCCGCGCCGCGTAGTCGGGTCACATACTGAAAACTGGGCTCGCCTCGTGCGGGCCCTTTTTTTGTGTCGGGTCGGGCTGTCGGGTCGGGATGGGTCGGGTCGGGCTCGATGCTGTCGGGTCGGGTCGGGTCTGGGGCTCGGTTCCTGGGTCTTGGGTCTTGGGCCCTGGCCCCCGGCCCTTGGTTACTGGGCCCTCTATTTCTTCTTTTCCTGGCCTGATCTGGCCTGATCTGGGTGCACTAAAAGTAGTAGACAGCGCCCGGTCCAGGCATTAAGCTGATCACAGCTTAACCGCATCGGTTAAGTGGAAACCTTGGAGATAGAATATGAGCGAAATGATCAAAACGGTGGGCGGCCTTTATACGCCCGAGGAACTGGCCTCTGCACACGCGGAGCGAGGTGAACGAATTGAAAATCTGGAACGCGACAAGGCGTTCCTCGAGAGGCGCAATGCCGAACTAGAAACGGTCGCCGAAGCTGTTACGACGCTGGTAAATTTTGCGGCCAAAGGCGAAGACCTCAACGAACTTCGCTCCGATCTCAACGAACTCCGCTCCGATCTTGATGACGTCGAGGACACTAGCTCCAAGCTTGACGACGTCGTGCGTGCCATGCGGGATGCCGCCGCAGAGCTTGCATCAGTCTAATCCAAGCCGGGGGCGGGCATGGTACCTGCCCCCTACCACCCCATGAAAGGAAACAAGGTGAAAATATTCAAGTTCAAGTTATCCACCCGCATCGGCTCCACCGCCCGCGAGTGGCTGGCCGCAAAGGCCGCAGCATCGCAGGTCCGCCGCGACATCGAGGCCATCACCCGCGCCCTGATCGCGGACGCGCCGCGCAACATCCGCGACCGCCTCGCCCAGCTTGAGGCCGAACTCAAGGCGGCAGAAGCAACCGCGAAGGCATACGAACCTGACCTGCGTGATCTGCCTCACGGCTCCCACGTCGTGCCCGGGCTCGGCTCAGTCGAGCGCGGATATCGCAGCGAATCGGAAACGCTGCGGGCGAAGGTGAACTAGAAGCCTAATCAACCGGGGGCTGGCAAGGTGCTGGCCCCCACCAAACCAAGAAGGGAAAAACAGTGAACAGTAGAGCCAGAAGACGACGCAACCGTTTTATATTCAGAGCGATAATGTCGATTTACATTCCATGCGGTGTTTTGGTTTGCTGCTATGGAGTCTGGATTGTGTTCCAACAGCTAACCTTCTAATCCAACCGAGGGGCTGGGTCCCTTTGGGGCCTAGCTTTTCTGTCGGGTCGGGCAAATAATAATTGGCATACCCCCCTAGACGGGGTTGACATAGGCTGAGCCGCGTAGCGTATCCCCCACCCATAATCACCACAAAATTCAATCCGCTTTACAGGAATAAAGAAAAGGCTTTTTTCGATTTTCATCAATTAGCGTAGAATGCCCATGAGTTTGGTTTTATCGGGTATCCCCATGGGTCAAAAGAAATTAGAGAGCGGCAGTAAGTACAACCCACTGGATCTTGATGGGGATGGGGTTGTCTCCGACAGCGAGTTGGCTGCGTCAGCCGCCCTTGATATGCATGAGAAGCAGGATGCTCAGAGAAGGATGGCCTGGGTCGCTATGATCGCCATGCTGGTCTTTACCGCGCTGGTCTTCCTGCCAATCTTTCCGGATTCACGGATTAAGGCCCTATCCGACCTATTCAGCCTATTTTACATCGGTATGGCTGGTGTCGTTTCAGCCTACTTCGGGGCCGCTGCCTTCATGTCTCGAAAAAAATAATCGATTCAATCCACCTTAAACCCTGGCAAAACGTAGTTAATTAAGGGCTCGACAGGCCGGGGAGGCTTTTCCCTGGGTATCGGGGGCAGTGGTTCCTCAACCTTTTCAGGTTCCTTTGGAGGCTCTTGAGTTGACAGAGAATTGGCCCTGCGGAATAGCTCCGCTTCCAAGATCCGGATGTACTGAAGCTCAGGGCAGAGAAAAATCAGAACGCAAACAGATAAGGGCAAACTAGCCACCCTGGATGTACTTGGTGTCTGTCTCGATCCATACCGTCGCGCCACACGGAAGAGGCTTCTCTGGCCGGTAAACAACCCTGCACGGGCCATCAATGCTAACGCTGTTCGTCTTAATGTTCTGCTTGCTGGTCTTAACCGTCAAAACAGGGTCCATGACGCTGTGTTTTTTGTTCGACTTAATGATGTGCTGATTAACGTGGATGTAGGTCTTTGCCACAAGGCATACCTTCGCTCAGTTATGTTGCTCTTCTACTCCAATTGACTCGCTTCGCACGCTTGCTTTTCAGCGTTCGTGGCTCGCTCCAACGCACTGCTTTTCTGATGATATGGCTCGCTCTCTATAGTTGCTTTTCCGATCTCTTGGCTCGCTCCACGTGAATGCTTTTCAGTCGATATGGCTCGCTCCTAATTTTTGCTTTTCAGCCCTGGTGACTGGCATATCGCACTTAGATTAAGTTACTGAGCACTAATGTCAACTCATTAGTCATGGGTGTTCGACAGTCCCAACCGACTTGTGTAGGCTCCCGCCCTTATTAAGCCAAAGTAAGGGAATAAAATGCTCCGGAAGAAAATTCTTGAAAAAGCCCTGGAACTTGTAACAGGGGACCGAGAGAAAACACACGGAAGCCCTCATAAGCTATACGCGCAAACTGCCAAATACTGGAACGTCTATCTTTACGCAAAAGGAGGGGAACCCCTTGATCCCCATGACATCACTCAGCTTGTAATCCTTCAGAAGATAGCCCGTTCTCAAAACGGTTCGATGAACAAAGACGACTACGTCGATATCGCTGGATATGCGAGCTTATCGTATGAACTCAAGGCAACCCTCGATGAATAACGAAGGGAACGCCGGAACCTACGAAGCCCCGCCCTACGCAGGAGGAAGTCACAACGTAACCCACACGGACGTAGGCGCTCTATCCATGCTCAGTAGGCTTGGTTGCAAAACGCTACTGGATGTCGGATGTGGTGTGGGTGGTCAAGTCAAAGCAGCCGAGAGGGCGGGCTTCAAGGCCTTTGGCATCGATGTGGACCCAGTTGTGCTTGGACCCTCAAACATCGCCCTGATCGACCTCTGTAAGGCCCCTGTGGTGTTCCCAGAACAGTTCGATGTCGTGTGGTCTGTGGAGGTTGCCGAGCACATACCCCCGGAGTATGCAGGAAACTACCTAGACACCGTCTGCAACAACGCAAAACGCATACTCGTGATGACTGCCAGCCAAGAAAAAATTCCGGGTCACGTTAATATTAAGCCACCAGGGTGGTGGATGCATCGTGCAGAAATGAGGGCGATGCAGTTTTCACCGGAATTAACAGCAATGCTTAGGAGGTTTTCCACCATGACCCGCGATTTCATGGAAAAAACGGGGATGGTTTTTGTAAGAATGGTCTAATTAGCGCCCTTGACCCTTATATTTCTTCCAATTTAAGCGTTTTTGCTTGTTTTTTGGCCGAGAACGGACGCTACAGCCTATAGCTGTCTTCTTTCTGAGCGGAACTGGGTGCCACGCAACTTGCCTCATCTTGCTAGCCACGATTTTTCCTCTTCAATGGGGCAACTCTACGGGGTTTTCCCGCCGGTTGACCTAGTCTTTTTTTCTGTTTGACCCGAGATTTCTTCTCTGAAGGGGTCATCTCCTTAACAGTCTTAGGTGTTTTTGAGGAGACACGCTTCTTTGGACGGCAGTAAGGGGTTCCCCGCTTCTCGCCCTTCTTGCGGCCACAGGGCTTCCCGGTTTTAACGTCAACCCAATCTTCCTTGAACCACCGTTTGAGCGCAGCACCTTTAGGAGACTTGCGAACGCGCCCTCCAGCGCTCACTTGCTTGCCTGTATTAGCTCGACTAATTGCCATTACTTGTCGCGCCTATCGTTAAACAGGGTGAATAGTGCCGCAATCTTTTCCTCAAGGACTTTTATTCGCACATTTACTTCAGAACGAAACGCAACACCAATTGCAGCAATCATGACAATTGCAGAAATTATGGGCCAGAACTCAACTACGTCATTCATCAGTACACCCTATACCGCTTGCGGCGCATTACAGCACCACACCCCTTAGTGACGCTGCCCCCTTTCGCCATCTTTTTCGCCTTCTTGCCCCAGTTTTTCGCACCGACCTTGCGGCACTTAGCAATAGCTCCAGATGCATAAGCACTGGGAAAAACCCTATACCGGGCCTTTACTTTCTTATAGCAAGCATCTTTTGAAGCAGACTCAGGCATCTCGTTCACTCTTGTTTAGCTTTATTATAACACCACCGGGGTCTGCTTTGGATGGTTTTTGGTCGCTCGAAGAACTTTTGGGCTTCTTCCGGCGAACGGTGCGGGCTGATTTGCCCTTAGCAGGGAGCCGGACTAGGTCCGCTTTATCCAAATTGTCCTGAACGGACCAGAAAACAATTCCTGCGGTAGGAAAGTTTATCGACTTTCGGCCCACTTTAATCGTGAGAAAGTCCTTTTCATCGGAAAGACCGTAATCGTCCGCATGAAAAGACGATACCCCGTTTATGTCCTCGACTTCGATGAGGTACTTGCTGATTTTTCCCTTTTTCTTAACCATTTCAGGTAATCCGCAGCAGCTTCAGGCTCAAAGAACATTGTAACCAACCGTGGGTCGCTGTCCTCATAAATAGGGTTAATAACAGCAATTGCGCTGGCGAACATATTGACATCCGCTAGGCCAAGTTTGGCCGCATATTCGTCAAGTTCCTTGTACCCCGCGCACCTCACAACATGGCTGATTAGGCCCGTGAGCGGGTCTTTTACCATTCCATACCCAGAAGTATGCTTGTGCCCCGCAGCAAGGACATGGTCCCTGTGGCCCATGCTCGCCGCTTTCACGAGGCCGTGAACCGTGTTCCACATAGAGTGTCCAGGGAAATCGTGGCGCGTATTGATGCGGACTGTCTTCTTGTTGGGGAACTTTAGTGCGATCCGGACCTGATGTGCTCGGTAAACAATCTCGCTATTTTTAGTCATCCAGCGAATTGGATCACCTGAGCCACTCCAGAGGTCATGGTTTCCGCCGACAATGTAAAGCCAGTCTACAGCAGTCACTAACCACTCAGTTAGCCGCCATGCCTCCTCAGAAGTCGTCGCCTGATGCTCGTAGAGCGCAGCAAGACGGCCAATCCAGTTGTTACTGATGTCGCCCAAGTTCGCCGCAAATAAACCGGGAGTTTTATTGATGATATCAACGTGTCTTTCAAGAAGAGGAAAGTTAGTCCCAGGATCATCCACATGGGGATCACCCATAAATAACAAGCCAATAGGGCCGTCAATCCTAACAGAGACATTAAGTATGTCAGGAGTGGACGACTTCTTCCTCTCCCACTCTTTTCTTCTTCTTTCCTTGAGGCCCTCAAGATCTTCGGACTCATCTGCTTCACCATAACTATCAAATGAAACGGCGCGGATTGAAGCGCCGCGCCTCTGCGCTGCGGCCAACCTGTCTCGCAAAGTAGATCTGGGAATACCTAGTTCCCTTGCCGTATTTGATTGGTTGAAGTCGTTGCGTCTTAGTGCTTCAATAGCCTCTTGTAGGCTACTAGGCAAAAGTTGTCCCAACTTGCCTCTCCTGTGCGGTTGCTTCTAACGCATCTATGAACATCTTAGGCGAAGTATATGTATAATCAACCATTTAGCCAGTCACCCGGAATGTTCGGTTCTCAATCGGGCGGGGCCCAGATGCAATCGGCCCCCAGCTTGCCTCCCGGCAATGCCCCAGGTCGAGAATATTTCAATCACTCAATGGCAACTTTTACGAACGCCATGCAGCCCCCAACGGGGATGGTGCCGCAAGGGATTAGCTCCTTAGTCCCCGGTTATTTTTGGGGTGGAGGCGTAGGTTTGGGTGCAGATGCTGACACTAGTGGTAACGTAGACATTGACTGGGGTTCAGTCTCCGCAGCAATTGATGCCGCCGCTGCCGATGCCGCTGCCGATGCCGCTGCCGATGCCGATGCCGGTAGTTATGACCCGAGTATAGATGCTGGTGGCGGAGCCCCTCCTGGCGTCAGTTATACTGCGCCCGGACAAGATGCCGATGCCGGTAGTTATGACCCGAGCATAGATGCTGGTGGCGGAGCCCCTCCTGGCGTCAGTTTTGACGGCGGCAACGCCAGTTATACTGGGCCCGGTCAAGGTGCCGCTGCGCCCGGACAAGATGCCGCGCCTTTCGACATTGATGCAATCTCCGCATTTGTAGATTCACAAAGAGGAGGGCCCCCGGCTACTCAAGGAATGTCCTCCGCCGCAATTCAGGCGGCGATGTCTTTGGCGAACAGGTCCACACCTCAGACGGTAGAGTACGATGACGAGGCCACTCAAGGGGGCCTTACGCCCAGTCGTCCTGATGTTGATTTTTCAAATCTGGCGCTTAACGCTCTGCAAGATGACTCTGACACTCTTTCAGGAGGTGTGACTGGGTCTACTTATCAAGGGGCTGGGGCTACCCCTTCAACGGGAATGTCAATAACGCCGTTTGGAACTATTTACAACAAGCCAACGGCAGAGGCCATAGCTGCTATTAAGGCCGCTCAAGCGTTTGAGGAAAAGGGGGCTGGAAGATTTATCCCAGGAGCAAGGACTGTAACGCAAAACCCATATACCGGTGAGGTGAGCCAGGGGTACGGCTTTGGTCTTCAGGATGCTGTTGGGCTTGGTTTAGGCCTTGTTAATCCCGCCCTTGGTCTGGGTTACGCAGGTTACAAAGCGGGTCAGCCTAGCCAAGTGAGTCTCAATTACAACACTGGGCTTGGCAGTCTCAACCAAGGCAATACAGGCATGGACATGGCAAATGTTTCCTTGCCAGAAAGAGTGCTTGCCGTTGATGAGCCTGATGCTGGCGACCCAAACGACCCTAATAATGTTCCGGATGTTCCCGATGCTAGCGCCACTCCTACCGCCCAAGCCCTAGCACCCTTGGTTTATCAAGCCTACGCAAACCTTGGGCTTCCCGTTCCCGGCAATGTTCCGGCGTTTAGACGAGTAAATATCCCGACAAGTCGATTTACCGTGTAATGGCAGACACTCACGCTCTGTCTGGCTTATCGACAGACAAGCTGACGGAATACGTCCGACTTAAAGAAGCCCTTATGGGCATCGAGCGTAAGGACGAGTGCCGAGAAAACTTTCTCTCGTTCGTGAAGAATGTTTGGCCGGATTTTATAATGGGCAAGCATCATCAGATATATGCAGAGAAACTACAGCAAATTGCTGACGGCACCCTAAAGCGTCTTATTGTCAATATGCCTCCCCGGCACACTAAGTCAGAGTTTGCTAGCTACTTATTCCCGTCATTTATGATTGGCCGGAATCCAAAGTTAAAGATTATCCAGACAACGCATACGGCGGACCTCTCCGTGAGGTTTGGTCGCAAGGTCCGTAACCTTGTGGACACCAGGGAGTATAATTCTATCTTCCCAGAAGTCTTGATGCGGAGCGATAGTAAGGCTTCGGGCCGCTGGGATACCGACAAGGGCGGTGAGTATTACGCTGCGGGTAT